GCTGTCTGAATTCCGAAGCTCGCTAAAACTCCAGTAAAAACTGAAGCTATGAAAGTTGGATCTATCTTTTGTTGTGGTACACCTGGAATCGCCACATAATTAAGAGTCAATATTCCCCCAGACCAGGCAAGGACAGTAATTCTGACCATTGTACTGATGATTGCTGCTTGCTCTTCAGCATCGGGAACGATAGCAGATTTCACTTTACCAAAGAAACCTTTCTTCTTAGGTTCTTCGTGTTGTTCTTCTTCTACCTGTTCTTCTTTAATTTCTTCTTCGGCCATTTATGTCCAAGTAACTGGGCTATTTAGACAAAATGTCATCGCCAATAACTAGTACATCTATATCCTTCTTGGCAAATAATTCTTTAGCTTCCCATTTATGACCAGCAATAGGTTTACCACCGACATTTAAACTAGTGTTAAGTAGTACACCATCACCTGTTATCTCCTTATACTTTCTAATGAGTCTAGCATATGATCCATCACCATCTACTGTCTGTATTCTAGACGACCCATCTATATGAGTGATTGCTTTCAGTCCATCATCCTTTACTGGTACAGATACATTCATATAAGGACATGCACCAGTCCACTCAAAGTACTTATCAACATCCTCCAATAGAACTGAACCACCAAAAGGACGGAAGTGTTCTCTATGTTTAACCTTCCTATTAAGTGTGTCCTTAGCATCAGGTAGACGTGGGTTCATAAGAATAGACCTATTACCTAATGCTCTAGGTCCTATCTCACCATGTCCCTGATACCATGCAACTATATCACCATCAGCAAGTGCCTCAGCAGTCTCTAATATAACCTGATCACTTACTTCATCAGTACCTTCATCATCCTGCCAGAATGGGAACCCTTCATTACTAAATGGTTCCTCATGGTAGTGTTGTCTCAAAAATTCTACAGCACCTAATGTCAGACCACAGTCATTAGCATGAGGTGGAATCATTACCTTCTGACCCATGCCCAGAATCTTACCATTAAACACACAATTCTGTGCTATACCACCACTATATCCTATGACCTCATCACCACCTACAGGATGATTCATATACAGTGCTAGTTGATCACCAGTATACTCATGTACTGTTCGTAACCAGTTGATATCAAAATCATTATCCCACTTACGATCCCAAGAATCATAGTTCCATATCTTCTTGATATCAGTTAGATGAATGTGTGATACCTTATGATAATATTCTTCGTCTACAAGTCCATATGCAGCAAGACCCATGATCTTACCTGCTAAATCTAATCCGTGTGGGTCTGCTTCGATTCCGAGTGTTCTTCCGACCTTCGCCATCTCGACACCGATAGACCCAGTAGTAAGTACACTATGGCTATGCCCAATCTTATTCCCAATAATAAGGGAATAACTACGATCATTATTTCCAAAACCGTCATAGATGTAATTAGTATAGGGTACTTCTCCTAATGGCCAAAGACTCAGAGCATGACAATAGTGATGGTCTACTGCGAACGTCCTACATGGGAACCCCATGTCCAATTCACGATAGGTTTCACCTTCCTCAAAGGTTATCTGATCTGAGACGATTGCAAGAGCATCTAACTCCTCTGCACTGACACCCCAAGAGTCTAGCACATCCTGCCATTGCCAAGTGTTATCGTATCCATGATGTTTAATGCCGAAGAGTCTTTCGGTTGCACAATATCGTACCTTAGTACCATCAGTATAGGTGATATTGGAATCGTGGTCTTCGAGCCTCAATCCCAAAAATTTCATTATGTTTCAGTGATAACTTTCTTCTTCCCTATGTTGTACTTAGACTCCAATATCCACTCGCTCTTATCCTTATAAGATAGTACCTTTATCTGATTGAGTGGTGCACACCCATCATTAGATAGAAGGTCTTCTTGTATCTCTACAAGACCCCAATCGAATAGTAGCTTAGCGATTCTGTTGCGTCTCTCTATGTCATTCTTAGTTATGTTAGCAGGTTTTCCGTCCAGTGCAAACAGTTCCTTAAAATGAACTATGTAATACTTACCCTTCTTGTGGAGAATATGACACGACTGGTATAGTTTTCTCTCTTTTCGAGATGCAACACCAATGCGTGTAAGGGTTTCTCTAATCTTCAGAAAATCGTCTGGTTCTTTTAGTGTAACCTCCAGCATCATATCCTGAGACCAACTGATCTCGTCACTCATCTCCTTCCTCCAGTATCAAGTTTCGCTTTTATGACCTCTAGCTTTTCTTTTGATAGTAGAGAGAGTGCTACCTTTGCTTTCTCATTACTATAACCATAAAATTGTTTGACCAATTCCAAATCGCTATCGGTAGATTTCTTATTCCAAGGAGAAAATCTCTTCGATTTCCTAATACTATATAGAAAATACTGATATTGCAGGAGGTTATCTAAGTTATAGTAACGATTCATTTCGTTGACATGCATTATGCAGTCAATATGTTCGGCTAATAACTTATTGACCACGAATTTTGGATACTTCTTCATGGCACGTTCATCCGAATCCAAGTCACCTTGCTTCAGATTAATACCATTCAGATAGTCCTTCAGAGGGTACTCATAATCAGGCATATAGCACCTTCTCAAGGGGGTTTGCAGGGTTAATTTCGTAGTTAGAGATGAGTAATTCATCCTTCACGTTACTAGCACGGTGTTGCATACCATAGGTAAGTCTAAAGTACCTCTGATTATACAACGAAAATGCCTCTTCTATCTCAGCATCGACATTATATGTTAGCAACCACTTGTGTGGGCATACAGAACAGATATCTTTAAAGGTTGGGTGATCAAAGTTCTTATGCAAGTCTGCTTTAGTACCATAAAGGAACGACTTGATCTTATATGGTGGATCTAAGAAACAAAAAACATTATCACCACCAGCATCACTCATCACTACCTCATAATCCTCATTAGTGATACGCCAGTTCTTAATTATGTCAGGATATTTCTTTAACTTATCAGCACCACGTAATGTAAAGTTCTGACGTGATGCAGCAGGTGAAAACGATGAGTTCTCAGTCAACCCGCTATAGCTACACTTATTAAGAACCCAAAAAAGAACAGCTTGATCAAAAGGTTCTGCGTGTTCGATATCTTTCTTAGTCTTATCAAAGAGTTCCCTAGCAGTGTCTTCGTCTGGGTGATCTGTCTTGACCTTATGGCATGCATCAGATAATTCATGACCCCTCTCCTGTAACTGAACCCAAAAATTGTACAGATATGTGTACTTATCATTAACCCACACAGGTACATCTGGATGTAATTGTGAGAAGTATAGTGCCATAGAAGCACCACCTATAAATGGTTCCCTGTACTCATGTACATCAGATGGAAACCAATCATATAATTGCTTTACTGCTCTGGATTTACCTCCAGGATAACGCAGTGGAGTCTTCACTAGTTTCATAATTAATTGACTGTTAAGTTCGCCATTGGTATACCTTGTGGACCTGCATTGACAGGACCATTAGGTAAAGAATTAAAACTCATAGACCAACGATCCTCTTTACCATTATGAGGACCACTCTGGTGCTTTAACCAACCTGGAAATACCAATAGTTTGCCAGGTTCTGCTTTTATTATCTCCTGAGTAGGATTAATATGATCCCTAATGATCTCTAAAGTATCCTCATTACGAATGTTTAATGGATCCCAGAAGGTAGTAGGTGCACCATCTGTAAAATAGTATACACCACTAAGATATGAGTAGTTGTGACGATGTATAGGATGTCCTGTGTTACTACCCTTAGGTGCAAGGTTTGCCCATGACAATGATATCTTTAACTCATGGCACTGTAGTGCTTGAGCACATCTAATCTCATCCAAAGCATCAGCAAAAAATCCCATAAGGGGTTCCATCTCTGGATCCTTATGGATGTTACCTCTACTGGTACGTACACCAGCAGGGAAGTTATACATGTTCATCTCTAATGTCTTACAGAACTCTAATGCCTGCTCAGACATCCACATATCATCCTCATCCAACCTATACTCCCACACTGATACTGGAAATAGTTGATGAATCTTCTTATGTGGTCCACCTTCGTAACTCATTTAAACTCACACCTCATCATTAGTTCTGTCAAGAACGCAACCAAATTGATCTCTTGATCCATCACAAACGAAGACTTATATTGATACTCTCCTATGACTAAGACTGCTTCTGGTATACTCTTGGGTACAAGATAGTTATACAAGTTATCATAGACCTTTCTCATTATAACATGAGGTTCGGTATCCATGTTACTCGTCACCCACTTCTTCATGTTAGTAAACTCTCTGTTCTTCAGATAACCAACAAGAGATGCGATGTTAACATCTGCAACCTGTGCCAGTATACCTACATCAATCTGTCCACCTGAAGCATACCTCTGCAACTCATTAAGAGTACGTCTGAAATCAGGGAAATGTCTCTGCACAACCTCTGCAACTACCTTCATCTCAAACTTAACGTTCTCTTCTGCGAGAATAGTATGTACCCTCTTAAAGAATAGAGTTGCTAGTTGTGCTTTCTCCTTACCTTTAACATGAAAATCAACTACTGAACATCTTGAGTGGAGTGGTTCGATGATTTTGTTCTTGTAATTGCAGGTAAAAATGAATCTGCAGTTTTTGGAGAACTCCTCAATACTCGCTCTAAGAAGGAGTTGTACGTCGGGAGTGGTATTGTCTGCTTCATCGATGATGAGGATTTTATGTTTCGACTTGCTTGTGAGAGATACTGTAGACGCAAAACTCTTGGCACGATTCCGAACTGTATCAAGAAACCTTCCCTCATCCGATCCATTAACCACATAATAGTCTGCCCCCAACTCATAACATAATGATTTAGCAATGGTTGTCTTTCCAATACCTGCAGGACCAGTCAGAAGAAGGTTTGGTATCTCACCTTGAGCAAGAAACCCCTTAAACATCTTCTTGGTTTCTTCAGGCAGTATACAATCATCGACCTTCTGTGGTCTGTATTTTTCCACCCATAAGAAGTCATCCATTTACGTACCCCTCATGTAGTTCACACCCAATATAATGCCTATTGAGTGAATTTGCAACCCTAGCAGTAGTACCTGAACCCATGAATGGATCCAATACTATATCACCTTCCTCAGAACCTGCTTTAATACATGGTTCTATGAGGTCTGGTGGGTATACAGCATAGTGTCTCTTAACTTTACTAGGTTTGTTAGTGACACTCCAGACAGATCGCTTATTCTTCTTAGGATAACTCTTTGTAAGACCACTATGAGGTTGTAAACCTGTGCCTGGATTGTGATACTTACCATTATCTCTCTTCCTAGTACCCCAGTCCTTAGCAGGTTCCTTAATTGCTTCATTGTCATAGAAATACTTCTTATTCTTACTTAAGAGAAAGATGTATTCATGTGACTTAGTACAGCGATCACGTACACTCTCTGGCATGGGATTAGGTTTGTGCCAAATAATATCCTGACGTAGATACCATCCATCTGCACGTAGTGCAAAGGCAAGCATCCATGGGATACCTATGAGGTCTTTTTCTTTGAGTCCTGGGAGTTTATTTCCTCTACGAGGACACACATCTGGTAAGTCTTGTCTAGTATTCGAGACTGTTTGCTTAACCAATCCTTGTCCTCTTCCTGGCCTGTAATTATAGTAACTATCGCCAATATTAACCCAAAGAGTCCCATCATCTGTGAGCACATTTCGCACCTCCCTGAAAACTTCTACTAACTGTTGGATATACTCTTCAGGGGTATCCTCCTGCCCTATTTGGTTCTCCTCATCACCATAGTTTCGAAGACCATAATAGGGTGGTGACGTGACACACATACGTGGTCTCTCAGTTATAGTTTTGAGAGTCTCTCGACAGTCACCAACTAGAATAGAATCAATACTCACTATCAGGTTCCAACGCAATGAGATACTCTAAAGAACTAACAAAATCTTCTGCACCCTTAGTCATAATCCCTGTAAACTTAGCAACCTTTGCAGCATAGATATCCAAATCATATGCAGAACATGGTGTGAATTGACCACCCCTAAGATTAATAACAGATAGGTTCTCAATCTTCATACAGAAACAGAACTCACCTTCGGCCTTACCCAACTCAATCTCAAGTGAATTGGAAGATGAGTTACGTTTGTCAGTCACAACAGCAGTCAATACACCCTTCTCACCAGTAAAACATATATCTGGGAGTTGATAGGTACTAGCAGCACGTTCTATCTGCAACAACTGTGAGTGTTGTAGCACTGTAGAGACTACAGGAGCACCCAAATCCTGAATAGTATCAGGTGGTGTTGTTACCATGCGTGGTTCTGCATAGTAATACTTAATCCTACTACGTTTTTGTTCCAGAGTAACAAGATTATCACCCCAATCGATGTCTGGTTTATCATCTGTAGCAAGTATATTAATACTGCTGATCAGATTAGACAGATCATAGATAGGTGCCTTCTTAGGGAAGGTTACTTGTGTGAAATTAGCACTAGCAAGAATGTTCTTGTTGTTGCTAATGGTTGCTACCTTGTGCCCTGGATTAAAAATGATGGAGGGATTGATCTGATTAAAAGATCTCAACACTTCCATCTCATACTCAGTAAATTTCATAATTAATCGTAGTCCATTAGGGATGCTGGTGTTGCTATTTGCTCTGGTTTATCATCAGGATAAGAAGTTCCAGAGAAGTAGTATAACAGTATAGCATAATGAATGATTTTTAGCACATCACTCTTATGCTGACTCTTCTTCTTGTATCTGGAGGCATACTTGATGATATTTGACTGGCAGAATTGTTCAGCAGTACCGATAGATTCCAGCAAGTCCAGAGTCTGTACTCCTTTCTCCTCATTAGAATAATGAGAACGGTAAGTGGAGGAAATATAATCCTCCACCACCTTAATCGTATCGTCTTCTCTATACTTCATGTAGTTGTTCTAGTAGTTCGGTATCAGTCAACTCCACCTTAGCATCAATCTTGCTGTAGAGTTCTAGGAATGACTCCTTTGTTTCATCATCGAAACGATTGAGACAGACCTTGATTGCCTTAAGTCTATCACCAAAGATAGCAAAGGCACGTATAACATGGACTAGACGACGAGTACTAATAACTTCATCCACACCACCTTCAGCGAAGGTCTTACGAATGATCTCTGCCCATGTAGTCAGGTTATTGATGTACTCCTGATCACAGCAATCCAATTCAGAGCAGTAGTTGTTAAGTAACTTCTTCTCTATTGTAACGGATGGATACTCCTGCTCAAATGTTAGAGGGAATCTCTCTAAGAATGCTTCATTAAGTACATTCGTACCCACGAAACGTCCATCATCTGAACCCTTTCCTTTAGTGTTTGCAGTAGCAACCACAGTGAAACCAGGAGCAGGATAAACCTGTCTACCAGTCTTCTTAAGGAACACACCCTTACCCTCTAGGATAGACTGCAAGCATAGTATCTTATTACTAGCAAGGTCTATCTCATCCAATAGTAGCACAGCTCCTCGCTCAAGTGCCTCAATAACAGGACCATTATGCCATACTGTGCTCCCATCTGCAAGTCTGAACCCACCGATTAGATCATCCTCATCAGTCTCAACTGTAATGTTGACTCTAATTAACTCTCTCTTCAGAGTAGCACATGCTTGCTCCACACCAAAGGTCTTACCATTACCTGATAGACCAGTGATGAATACTGGGTAGAAGACCTTTGACTTAATGATCTTCTTAAGATCTGAGAAATTACCAAAAGGTACGTAGTTAGTGTCAACATCTGGAACCAAATTCTTAATCTCCACTGCTGGTGCAACTGCTGGTTGTTGATAGTTTTTCTCTAATGCTTCAGCAACGGTAAGATTCCATCTACCCTTACCCACATTATAACCCTTAAGTCTTTTCTTTACTGTAGCATAGGAGCAGTTATAATGTGCCGCTGCTTCCCTTAATGCTGGTGTTTGTACCTCTTCACCGTGTCTTTCTGATAGGAATGATACAAGATCATCGGTTGTGACTGGTACTGGTTCGAATGGCATGTGTTTCGTTTGTTTGTATGTGTTTATTATAGTGCATAAGAGGGGGTTGTATACCCCCTAGTGGACACTATGCAATCTGTCCTGCGAAGGTAGCAAGAATGCGACGGTTGTTAACCTTCTTCTTAAGTGCTTTCTTAAAGGCAGTACGAATCTGACCCTTAGTAGCATCCTCCTTAACCTCCATGGTTACATCTTCAGTGGAATCATTTGACTGAATAACATACAATTCATCGTATGAAGTCTCTGTAATGACCACAGACTTATTTTTAGTCCACTCTCTCCTATACTTCTCATTATTCCAGATATCATTCATCCTTAAGAACATACTAAGTGCTCTTGGTTGACAGATTCTAAACCCTAAGACACTAGTACCAGGATTGTGATCCTTAACAACACGAATAAGTGTCTGAGTTAAGGAAATATTACCGTTCTTAATGTCTGGATAGTAACGACCAGTCTTTCTATCACGAATACAGGTGCCATATCTTATTCCATTCTGATAGATCTTTCCTACATACTCAGTTCTAGCATGAGCATACCCCATACAGTTTGCTTCACCATCAGTAAGGATTACAAGGTGTGTCTTCTCTACGTTATGTGCTGCTTTCCACTGTGGAATTAATTCATTTACACAAACTAGACCCTCATTCAGTGGTGTTCCACCTAATCCTAGGAAATATGGAGGTCTAGGTACAGATTTAACCTCACCATAGATGCCATAGTAGTAACCCTCATAATAGTAAGCAATACGATAGAGGTTACGGCACTGTCTTTGGAAGTCCTGCTTATTACCTTTACTGGTTAGAAGGTTAACAAGTCTAAAACGATCATCTACCCACAAATCCCCTTCCTTATGCTCTATCTCAGGGTAATCCCATGGTTCCTGCTCATAATGAGAGTAGTATCCACCATCACAAGTGAAAGTATATACATCAAATGGGATGTCAACCTTCTTACAGAACTGACATAGGTTGATCAACTGATAAACTGTGTCAGATATCTCTCTGGACATAGATCCAGACCAGTCGAGAAGGAAAACAAGACCATGATTCTTACCATCTGTTGTCTTAGTAACCCTTTTAAAGATATCTTCAGCGATTTTATAGTTGTGTAACTTACTTGTATCCAATACACCTGTTTTAGAAGTTGATGTACGTGCATAAGTGCTTGCTGCCTTCCTACATTCGAACTCCTTTACAAGATAATTGACATCTTTCTGAGTTCTTCTGCAAAATTCAGCAAACTTTAGGTCTATCTCATGAAAATCTTCTTCATTATCATTCCACCACTTCTCTGCCTTGTCCCAGACGAGTTTATTATCAACAACGATGGTATCTAGAGGCACATGTGGAAGGTTAACGTATGTAACTTCATGACCACCCCTTGCTCTTAGGTTCTCCATCTTACCATTAAAGGATTCTTGAGTCTCCACCTTCTCAAGTTGCTCCTCAGGTGACAAATAATCCATTTCATCTTGGAAATCGTCAGCAATGTCCTCTTCTGGACGTGGTGGTTCATCATAAACCCCTCCATCTGGATCCTTATCATAATCATCATCATCTGAATCCTCACTCTCACCTTCACCCTCCATAGGAGGTGCACTTGGTCCTTCTTGATTACCTACTGCCTCAATCTGCTCTCTTTGTTTCTCAATTTCTTCTTTCATAAAGCGAAATATATCTATTGCTGCGTCAATTGCATCTTGGAATGTCTCTACGCCCTCTACAGCGTCTCTGAGGGGCACCTCAGCGTCAGTAAATGGCATCACTGCATACGCACCAATCTTATAATGAAGGTTGATACGATCTATTAATGATAGAGTCATCAAATCTCTGTTCTCAATGGAGAAAAAGTCTCTGTCATTGAGTTGCTGGTAACCTTGATAGAAGTCCTTACCTAAACCAGGAAACTTTCTCTTCATCAACTTCTCTATACGTGCGTCCTCGGTGACATTTACGAACGCTTTAGGGCATGGAAGGTCTTCTAGACCCTCTGCTGGTGTGAATAGAGCATGACCAACCTCGTGACCCACGAGCATGTTGTATACAGTATTACTTGCTTCCCACATTGGGAGGGTCAAGACACGAGTTGATACATCAAAGGCTGCTGTCTCTACATTCTTATGCTCCACCAACAGGTTCTCTGTGGCAAGTAGTTTTGCTAGGGTTCCTTTGATCTCTGTCTTCATGTGATTTCGTATGTATGTACACATTATAAGACCCCCGACGAGGATCGGAGGTCTTTAGTAGACACTTTATCAACTGTCTACGTCGTTCTCTTGCACTTCGGAGTGCTTGTGGTTTGAGCTTACGTTTGGGTGGCTTCCCAGAGTTGTGTTGCCAGTTAGGAACCTTCATGGATCTTCATTATGGAGAAGTCAGATTGTTTTTCGAAGGATACTAGTCTATCAAACTTGTCCAATAGTATGTCACCCTTATGTGAAATGACATAAAGATTAACATCCCTACCCAAACCCCTTAATATCTTCATTAGTTCATCAGTACTACCCTGATCTAGGGAAGAATCAAAAACTTCATCAAGTATTAGGAGATTGGTACTTGCACTGTTCTTCATCTTAGCAATCTCTCGCCATGTAAACAGTAGTGCTAGGTCAATTTTCTGCTTTTCACCCTCTGAAAAGGATGCATAAGAGAAATCATCTCTAAATCTAGATAGTATCTTCTCATTAAAGTTTTCATCCAACGTGAAATTCACGTAGAAATCCATACTTGTGAGATATTTATTGATTTTTTGGTTAATTATAGGGATAAACTTCGATACTATCTTAGTCTTGATCCCACCGTCTTTCAGCAAGTTGGTGACAGTTTTTAGATTGTCACTCTGCTTGTTCACATTGGCACAAAATACCTCCTTTTCATGTAATTTGTGCTCAAATTGCACCAAATCCCGTCTCTCTTCCTCCAAACTACTGCTGTCACTACCTATGTCAGTCATGATAGCAGTATTCTCCTTGAGAAGTTTCATCTCCTCCTTGGTCAATGACTGTATTTCATACCTATATCCGTTCACAACCTCGGCCTGTGACCTCAGTTCCTTGACCTCATCAGAAAGTGAGCATATATGTTCAGTGATCTGACTGTGTGCAATCTTAAACTCCTCCACCTTACTAGATAATGACCCAATTTTCTCTGTTTTTAGGTCAGAATCTATGGTCTGAGTACACACAGGACAGTTATCATTCTCCTCAAAGAATTTAATATCTTTAGTAGCATTCTCTTTCCTGGAATGTATCTTAGTTCGCATGACTTTATACTTCTCATGCCTCGCTATAGACTTATCCAACTGTAATATCTTAGGAGTAATCTGATCTATCTCCTTATCGAGAGACTTAATCTTCAGTCTAATCTCTTTAACTCTCTCTTCATTAGATTTAAACTTATTCTCAGCAATAGCAGTATGCTTCTGGTCAACCTCCTCTAAATTCTCTATGTTTTTCTTCTGCATGTTAACCTTTTGCAGTGCCATTTCCAATTCATATTCACACTGCCGTTGTTCTTCTTTAATATCTTTAACTCTCTCCTTCAGAAGGAGATTCATTTGGGAGAAGATCTGGATGTCCAATATATCTTCGATAACGTCTCTCCTGTGACCTGCGGAGAGTTGCATGAATGGGATAAATGTGGATGATCCGAGGATGACAACTTGTGTAAAGGACTTAAAGTTGAGCTTGAGCACTGATTGTTCGAGGAACTTTTGGTAGTCCTTCTGTGCAGCATCTTGGTCAACGAGTTCATTATTCCGATAGATCTCGAATACATTGGGTTTCATTCCTCTTACTACTTTATATTTAACAGTTCCCACAAAGAACTCAACCTCAACTAGTGTCTCCTTCTCATTAACACTATTGATCAACTGACTCTTACTGACCTTCCTAAAGGGTTTATTAAACAAAACAAAGCACAGAGCGTCCAGTATAGTGGACTTCCCTGCACCATTAGATCCAACAATAAGAGTACTGTTGGAGTCGTTTAAATTTAATTCAGTGAACTGCTGACCTGTTGACAGAAAGTTCTTCCAACGGATCTTCTCAAAGGTTATCATGTATTGGTGGAAATACTATGTCATCAGGTTGGATGATTGTGTAATGGTATCCGAATTGGTTGCAGTTTCTTTTAACATCACCTTCTTCTATCTCCATTACTTTAAGGTCACGTTTGTAATCATTAGCAACCAAATGCCCATAATATCTCTCAGCATCATCAGATTCTGAGAAAATTTGTACAACACGTTCCTTTAAGCCATCATCCTTGACAGCATACACCCCTCCTGAGTTTTTGTCAACCAGAACAAACATTATATTCTGAGTGCCTCCACATACAACGACTTTAATACAGCAAATATCTCATCTTTATTATCAATTTCACTAACACATTTCTGTAATATAGCAAGAGTATCTTCAGTCTCCATAGAATCATCGATGTCTTCCAAATATACAAACTGATCTTCTATTATCTTTAGATCAGCAACGTTAGATTCATTAATCTTTTTAAGGATCTTATCAAAACATACCTGATCCTCTTTAGTCTCAACAATCAACTTAACATAACAACCTTCTAACTCATTATAATTGATCTTAGAAGTCTCACTATCCTTATAGATGATCTTATGGAACATCTTGTTAGGATTCTTAACAAATGATAACCTCTTACTACTAGTATTTATTACATGGAACCCTCTTTCCTGACCGTAATCATTCCAATACAGTTGGTACGGGTTACCCAAATATTGTATGTTCTTCTTCCTACTCTTCATGTGGAAGTGACCAGAACATACTAAGTCAAATTTATCAAATATGGAGGGATCATCCCCATGTTCCATGGTATGTCCAGGTACAGCCTCAAACCCGTTAAGCTCAAGATGGCCGAGACAGATGCCAGCAGTACTTTCTTCGATGCTCTTGAGGGATTCTGCTCTGTTCTCATCACAGATCCAAGGTAATAAAAGAAAATCGCACCCACTAATAGATAATTCCCGTGGATTAGATACCACATCAATGTTGGAGTACTCTGATAGGAGTAGTTCTGGACTGTTAACCCTAAGGGTATTCTTATAATAGATGTCATGATTGCCGATGAGCATATACATGTGTACTCCCCTCTCTCTAAGAGGATCGAACCACATTTCCTTTGCTGCATCTAGTGAGTGAAAATTGACATACTTACGTCTATCGAAAGTATCACCTAGACATATTATAGTGTCAATCTTATGTTTATCTATGTACGGCAAAACTGTACCTTCATAAAAGGTACGATACTTGGACACATAGTACTGACTATCATTGCGAACACCGAAGTGCTGATCAGTTATCAGCAGTATCTTTTTGCTGGATGTCATACTCTACAACGATCTTCTTGGACATTCTACCACGAGAATCGAGTGTTGTCGAGTGTGCCACTTCACCTTCTGTCAGTACACGCAGCTCCTCTACGAGGAGAGTAATCCTTCTGTCTCGTCTCGATTTAGCTTCCATGATGTTATCATTATTAAATGGTCTTTGGTTAGAGAACTAAGCACTGGATTTCCATCCAGGTCAAAACTCCTCCACAATCCTTTTGAGCACTGCTCGATTGTGAAGTTGCGATGAACTTCTTTTTTAGCCATAGCGGGTGTTACTTTCTACTCTAGATTTAATGTAATTCATATCGGAATGATTGTCATTATCATCTGAGTGGAAAACCTCTTCGAACCCCTTTCTCTCTAATATTTTTTCCCTGATTGCTTGCTGACGCTTCTCCTTGGCAATTCTCCTTAGATATGCGTAGTAGACGATTTGGGTAAAGTATGCAAACGGATTGGAGGATTTCTCTGGATCAAAATTATGTATGTATTGGATGCAATTTTCTATTCCATCCCCTATCATATCTTCACGATACATATAATTTATAAAGTTCGGACGATAGGATAAATGAGTTGCAATCTTTAGAAAACATTCACCAATATAATTCGTGACACGAGGCTTCGAATCGCCTGCTTCTGCTGCTTGGGCAACCTTATTACGGTATATAATCAGCTCATGTAAGAACTTCTTATTATCCACGTAATGTTCTTTTTTCTTTGTTGATTTCCGTGGCATAAGGATAGTCATATTGTTCTCACGGTTAACATAATATTACACGAAGACAGAGAAAAAATCAAGGGGCTTGACAAGCAGTCAAGAATTAATTATGATCAACACTGTTAAGGGTTGGAGGGATGCTCTGGCTCTTGTTTAAAGATCTTCTCTAGATTTTTCCTAGCATCCTCGACCTTAGCGATCAGTCCCATACTTGTGGTAATAGGTACTTGACCTCTTTCTGGTTCTGGATCATTTAATATTTCTTTTTTAACCCATCTCTTATACATTCTAATTGCTTCCTTACTCATGGGAGCGATGCTTAGTACAGCATCCTCAGCAATAACATAAAATTCTTCATCTGAAAAGTTCATCCATTTCATAAACCCGACGGCGACTTTGTGCTCACCATCTTGATCCATCTCTATGACCTTAGTCTTAGCAGGATGCTGAATAAAAACCATATCATCGTGTGTTTCTGGATCATTAGACACTAAAAGTTCACCGAGGACTTCTTCCCCAGAAGATAATTTAAGTGTTCCAAAGAACTGTTCATCGTGACGTATGTAATTAATCATTTTTTAACTTAACTTCTTTGATTTCATAATTAAAGTTCTCTTCTTCGTAGATTTTAATCCTTTCAGACAAATGACGAAGTGTATAATTACTTTTGGAACCTCTAGCACAGTGATCAGCTATGTCATATAGTACCGCTTGTGCTTTGTTATCACCCTTTCTCAGAACTCTACCAATCGATTGTAAATTTCTCACCCTAGATTTACTAGGGGATGCAAAAATCACATTGTGTAGATTTTTAATGTTAATACCTGTAGAGAATGTACCATAAGAAGCAAGAATGATAGCATCCTTTTCCTTCTCACAGATGAGACGGGCTTCTTCCCGCTCCATTGCATCTACACCACCATGAATATAGAAAATCTTTCGATTGTCTTTCACTTTACTATTTAGCAACTCCCACAAGGGGTCTCCGTGTTTCTCGATGTAGTTAAAAAGGATCAGAGTGTTCCCAGTAAGGTCACATGCTAAATTAATTATTAAATTATTGCGTTTTTTATGTGAAACTAGGTAGTCTATCTCCTGTGGATAGTCATCAAATGGTACAAAACCATGCTTTAATAGTAGGACACACACCTTCAGTGGTGTTAGGTGTCCTTTTTTCATGAGTTCCACGGTCTGAGTAACTTTATTCACTCTACCAAACAGACCTTCCAGTACTAACTGATGAGACTCCATCCCATCTAGTGTACCTGTCAGTCCGATTCTAAATTTTGCATCGTGGCATTTCGTGAGGATACCTGCGAGTGACTTCGCTTTATAAAGATGTGCTTCATCCCCGATAATGACACTAAAACGTCGAAAGAACTTACGGGGTTCCTTATAAATGCTCTGCCAAGTACTAATAACGACTGAATGATTGACATACTTTTCTGAACCAGCGGTGATTTTGTGTATATCATATGAGTCCCATCCATATGTTTTAAAATCTTTATGCATCTGCTCTACAAGAGAGACAGTAGGTACTATAATTAAACAATTCCTATACCAACCATCCAGATGCCACCTCACTATAGCATATATTATGAGTGATTTTCCCGATCCTGTGGGTGATAATAGAAGCTTCCTATTGTACCTAAGTGCTTGATAAATTGCTCGTAACTGGTAGTCTCTCGGCTTAAATGGTAGTCCCAGAGTTCGCACATAGCCCGTGACAGCCTCAGGTGATATGATAGATTCGGTATCGGTTGGTTTTCCATACTGCTCACTCTCCTCTATAGTATATTCATACCCTTTCTTTTCTAGAAATTCAGCAACATAATCAAAAAGACCAGCATATATTTCACCTGTTCCAGGAGAATATAGTCTGATCTTGCCGTCCCATTTAAATTTTTGGTATGCTGGCATGTACTTGGCACCTGGAACATCAAACATGAAGTGTTCACTCAGTTCCTTATGCACATGAGGTTCTGCGGTTATCTTAAGATAGACCTCGTTCTTCTTCTTGATAACCGTCATCGTCAATACTCTGCATACTTTTTAAGTTCGATAACGTTCTTTATCTGGAAACCCCTATTGGAGCACTGTTTAAGAATGTTCTCCAAATAATTTATACAAGTTTCCAAGTAGTCTATTTTTTGTTTACTTTTTAAGTACTCATCATCTGCCCAGATATAGGTATTAAGATCTCCTTTGAGTACTTTATGGTTAAAAGGATTTTCTTTATACACTTGAGCAGGTGCTTTCCCAGAGTAGTACTCGAATTTCTCCTTGTACATACGTTTACTCTTGGCTTCAGCATCCGATAACATTAGTCTGAAGTGAGACCAAATGTTCAGGTACTTCTCATGGATAACGGTGACTTTAAAGTTTTCAGTGTCGAGGTCGTTAGTGTCAATCTGACAATCTTCCCTCCACATATCACGAATTTCATCAAGGTTCATTCTAATTGCTTACGTCGCTTATTATATGTGTCAGTTATTTCATAGCCTGTGTATCGGAATGATGCTTGTGCCATGGCATACTCTGTACCATCTATTGTAGCACTAAATTCCAATGCGTTAAGGGATATTGGGAACAGATCCTTAAAGGTTACCCAGAAATTTGTCTGAAAATTGCTGTTCAGTACAGCAAGAGATGCATCAGCACGTACATTTACTATCCTACCAGACCCTGAATTGGGTCTTGTTTCTAAAGATGTTAATTCTAATTCTGTTCTTTCTGAGAATGATTCACCTATACCTAAACCTCTGATCCAGTTGTGTAGTATAAGATAATTCTCTAGGTCTTCATCAACTAAGAAGTTTAAATTAAATGGTTCGTAGTTGAGACCATGTGCATCCCATGGTATAGGTCTACCCAATAGTGTAGGTTGATCAACTACATTAAGACTAATACCAGGAATGTTTGCAGACTGTGCGAAGTAGGCAATCTTTGGGAAATCTGCCAAGACAAACTTAAATCCGATAGGTGATAGGAAGTTCCTATTCTCTATCTGACTATTCCAACTAGTCTTGTTTTGTCCACCTTCTTCGTAACTACTGGTCATAGTACTGTCCTATCCCATATACCCTGTGCTTGTTCACTCACCTCACAGAGCTCGGTTGCCCATAACATATCTTTAAGAGTAACATCTCTGTTAAGGCGAACCTTACAAGCTATGATGCTAATTCTACATCTATCATCTTTAGTTAACATTATTTATCTCCTTGCTGGTACAGGTGCTCCACCGTCATCATCATCTTCATCTATCCATGGATCTGGAGTTAATTCAGTGATTCTTTTACGTAATGACTCATGTAATGGGTCAGCACTAGGTGGTGGAGTTTGAGAAAATGTTACACCCATCAACTCATCACCTGGTTTAACGTCAACCATCTCTGGATGCACAGGTTTAGTGACAGTTTTCTTAGTAACTATAGGTTTAGATGGATCTATCTCAGGTGTATTAAGATTCCATGCACCAGACATCAACCTAAAAGCTTGTACTAATAGGTACAATGAGCATGCTACAAATAGAAAGTTAATCATCATCTTTTGGTTCTCTTAACCACTGGTTAAAGAGATAGAACCATACAACTCCCATTACCAAAATAGCAAACATCCTGATAGAACTGGGAGAAGTATCAATCATATCCTCGGTATATATTTAGATCCTTTTTGGACTAGTGGCATTACGTCACTCTCAACCTTTTCTATTATATCATCTATTACGTTAACATCCAAGTCCATAAATGGAGGGATGATACCTAAAATTCTTAATAAACCGTCTACAAATAGAGCAAGACAAATAAAACCAAGAATCATACTAATGATGGTCGCCTTAAAGTTATGCTCAGCCATTGATGCTTCATCTATCGCACGTGCTTCAGCGACAGCTGCGTCAATAAGAGCGTCTACTTCCTCCTTGGTGTAAACGTTGTCTATCGGTGTCATGATTATTCATCACATATAGTACTCGTCTAGGATATCTAGTGACTTATTTAGATACTTTTCAGCACCTATGCACTCCCACTCACCCATTTCGTTACGATCACATTTATCTTTGAGTTCATTCTTGAGTCGAATGAGTTTTGCCGTCATCGCCACTTTGTCCAGTCTGCCATTCATGGCCAGTACCTATATGATACCTAGTATTTATAGTATAGCACATAAAAAAGACCCCCGCAGGGGTCTCTTTAATTGCTTGTATGAGCATAACCTTACATAAGGTTGTCAACAAGAACACGTCTGTAATAACGGTTTGCATTAGCAGTAAGAGCACCGCTTCCCTGAGCAGTTCCCTCAGCGAATGGGTTGGCAACCATGCCATAACGAGTCTTAAAGCCAATTTTTGGTTGGAAGGTGTCCTGACCAACAGCACGAACCATCTGTAGTGGAACGTATGGGCAGTAAAACAGTCCAGCGTCATAGGCAGAAGAACCTTTGTATCCAGCAACGTAGAAGTGACGGTCACTTACGTTAGCAGAGTAAGGGTCAACATAGACCTTGATGCGTCCGTTCAGAGTTCCAGCAAGTGTGCTGCTGTTGTCATCTGGAAGCAAGTTGCTGTTACCAGCAAGAGCAGGAGTGTAATCAAGAACGCCAGCCATTGATAGTGCAGAAGCAACATCAGCAGAGCAGATCAAGATGTTACCCTTTCCACGACGAGTTTCATGCCCGATTGCGTTCATGTCTCGTTCGATGTTAAAGAGTAGACCTTTAAACTTCTCAACTGACCATCTACCATTGGAGTCAACGTCGAGGTCGAAAATACCAGCGGTTGCTGTGTTATTCTGAGCACCTGGACGTGCGATCTTGTAAACAGTTCTTACAACTTCACGGTTGATCTCAGCAAGTACCTCTGTTGAGAGGATGTTTGCGAGTTCAGACTCAGCGTCTAGTCCGTGAACTGCCTTAAGGTCTTGAGCCAATTCTAAACTGTACTCAGCTTTGAGGGCACGTGACTTAGCGGTCACTGTTACCTTCTCAATGCTGAAGTTCATTTCAGCGAACTGGTTTCCAGCAGCGTCACCTAATGCTTCAGCCTCTGCCGTTGGCATGCCGTCTGAAGTGTTGTAGGTTCCAGAAGCGTTTAGCAGACCTGGGTTAGATCCAGACTGTGCAGTACGACCTAGATCGCTTGCTGCGTTCTCTGCTGAGAACTCTGTATCTGCTTCGTTGTAGAATGCTTCGTTGGAAGTACCTGTTCTGGTTGTACCGTAGCGTGATCTCATTGCGAAGATCAATCCAGTAGGACCAGTCATAGGCTGAACACCAGCAATGTCATAAGCAATAAGCTTAGGCATTGAGCGTCGGATTAGACTAATCAAAACTGGGTCGAAACCAGCAACAGGACCTGTAGCGGTAGAGGAACCACTGAATCCAGCAGTACCTGCACTCATGGTAGGAGCAGCTTCGTTAAGAACGCCAGCCTCCTCCTTGAGGAATCTTTCTTGGTTTTCTAACAGGACGGAGGTAACGGCCTTTCTATACTTGTCCTTGATCCCATCGATCTCGGAATGCTCTAGAATGGGTTCCCACTTTTCCTGCAATGATTCTGAATTAAACATTGCGTTTTTCTCTTAGGAAATTTGGTTTGCTATTATCACTTATTGGACCAGCGAGACAGAGCATTTACATACCCTTCCATAGCTGAACCTACACTTGCTTGTGCTTCTACTTGTACATCCTCAGTCACAGTCTTGGACTCAGGCTTGGTAGAGAAGTACGACTCACGTAGTGTTACAACTTTCTCTCTAAACTGCTCCTCATTCTCAAACTCAACAGCTTCTGCAAGTGATTGCAGTTTCTCTTTCTGGGAGAGACTTAATCCCTCACTCAGCTCGTTCACAATCCCATTCTTAATATAGCCGCCGACCTCTTTTGAGAGACCAACGTTTTCTTCGATCTGTTCGTTGAGTTTTTTCTCCATAGTATCGAGTTGCTCAGTCATTTCATCAACTAAGTCAACTTTTTCGTCGGGAAGATCAATGTAATTCTCGACAAAAACTTGCTTGAGACCTGCCATGACACTCTCTGCCATTTCAGTTTTAATTCCGTGCTCAATTGCGAGTTCGTTATTCTTAACCCACTGGTCTACGTGGTACTTAAGAGTCTCGTCAACTTTCTCTGCGAGCTCAGACTTAACTTGCTCAATTTCTTCTTCTAGAACCTTGGCATAATCAGTATGCATACGCTCTAGTTCTTCGTTTATCTTAGAAACAACTGCTGCTTCGAAGATTGTAGCTGCTTTCTCTTTAAACTCTTCAGAAAGATCCTCTCCTTCTGTTAGAGCAGCAACGTCAGCAGATAGATCGATCTCAATCTTCTCTACTACTTCTTCTTCTGGAGCTTCGGTTTCAGCAATCACCTCTCCTTCAGGTTCATGACCTGCTTTGACATCACCCTTGTCAGAAAACTCTGCCTTCTGTGCAGAAGCATTGGAAGGTTTTGTCTTAGGGGGCGTTGCGGTTGGTCCACCACCAGTCTTATACTTGTTGGAATCATCAGTGGGCTTACTGTTAAATGGTGTAGGTCCACCAAGATCTTGTGCACCGCCGAGACGACTTCCGTCATTCTCTAGTTTATTCTGGGCTTTATCGCCAGCTTTGGCATTCGCCGTAACTTGGTTTTCTTCCAGGTTCTCAATAGCTTCAGACATTTCGTTGTCTCCTCGTACAAACAGGTGATTTGCTCTAATTATTTATAACTTACAAACTTTGCAAGAACTCATTAAATGCGGAAATCTTTCTTTCTGCAATTTGAGTCCGTGAAGCTTGATCAATTCTTGACTTAATTGAGTCAAGTTTTTGTTCAGAAATGCCTCCATTACTCCAAACCCATTCCTTACCTTCCATGATTCCATTTACGAAAGCATCAGGTGCAGATGGATCAGCAACAATATCAGCAGCAGTAGCGAGAACAAAATCATCACATACTACTTTTACTCCGTTCTCTTCTTTAATCGAACCGAGTCCCCGTGAAGACACACCGAGCTTAATGCCTTCATCGAGTAATTCTTTAGCGACACGTCCCATAGGAGTGTCTAATATACGTGCCTTACCTATGTAGTTATTACCCTCTTGCTTAAGAGAAGTAATGAGGTGTGACACACGGTCTAGATTGATAGTAGGACCATCAGGGTGTCCTAGTTCTCCCATCGCACGACCTTTTTTAATGTAATTTTCGTTGTACTTCTCCACCTCTTTAGTAAGAGTTTGGAGTGGATACATACGTCCATTACGATTTTTTATTGCTCCCTGCAAGAACACACCCTCAATAAAGGTTCTTTTATTAGAGCCTTTACCTTCGGTGATAACCTTAGTATCATTGATCTGTTCTGTTATCAGTTTCATCTGTAGGTTCCTCTGGTTCTGCTGTTGCAACGGCGGTTTCGGGTTCTTCTGTAGAAGATTCCTCTTCCTCTGGCTCGTCGGGAGTAGGAGCAAACATTGTTTTACCAATGTCTTTCTTAAGTGTCTCTATACTATCGACGGCTAGTTCTTTCATACGAGAATCAACGTAATCTGACAGGTCTTTCTGACCTGCAAATACGGAATTTACGATGTCAAGTGCTGGTTCTGATGGCATGATTTAATATTCGTATAATACTATTTAGATATCTCCCTTTTTGTAGTCCTTAGGATCCATAGTTGGCTCCTCTTCTACTGGTTCAGGTTCGGGCGGTTGCAACGCCATCTCCATCTGGGCTAATTCTAATTTCTGCATCTCTACGGGAGGTATTGCTAGTCCCGCTTCGACTTCTGATGCCATTTGTTCGTCTATTTCACCGAACTCGGAATCAGTCTGCTTAAGTATATAGCGACGTAAGTACTCTAAACTGAAGTATTTACCTACAAAAGGATCCATTTGAGCGAGAAGAGCTAACCTCTCGTTCATTACTTCCTTCTCTTTCATTTCAGAGAAGTAGTTGTCAGCAATGAAATTATACTGAACGTGTTCTTTTAGATCTTCCCACTCATCTAAACTAACTACACCCTTGAGTACTAGTTGAGTCTTGAGTAGGTCATCAAAAAGATCAGTAAACTTCTTACGAAGTCTGACTACAAACTTCTGGAACTTAACTTCGTCTCTTGTAATTTCCGCAGATCTACCAACATTAAATGAACTCTCTGACTCTAAACGAGACTCAGGTACATTTAATGCACGATAAAGTTTCTTCTGGAAATACTTAACATCCTCTAGTTCACCTAAGTTCTGACCACCTGGTAGTGTAGAGATCTCAGTTCCTCTACCACCTTCTCTACGTGGTAACCAGAAGTCCTCCAACATGGACATGAACTTCTTGTCGTCACGAATCTCACCAGTGTCAGCATTATATACCAACTTATTCCTATAACGAGACATTACCTCACGCAGATATTGTTCTGCTTTCTGCTTAGGTAAGTTACCTACATCAATGTAGAATATTCTACGCTCAGGTGCACGAGATAGTCTATAGATTACCAGACTATCCTCAATCATGCGGAGTTGATTGAGTGCTTTAATTGCTTTGTGGAGATGAGAAAGAACATAGTTCCTTTGCATATCCAATTGCCCTGAGTGGGCATATGTGATAGCATCAGGTGCTATTTTTATTCCATTATTCTCATACCCTTTTAACCCTTTTGGTGAATAAATGTAATATTCTACCGACTTAGGTATCATTGTTGACACTTGTGGGTCAACCATTTGGACTTGCCGATCCTTCGGCTTGTCAAATTCTATTACTTTCTTGATCTTACGTGGATCAATATACCTCAGTTCTGTAATACCTTCAGAGGGATTGTCAACGTTGATCATCTTATGATAAAAAAGTCTTCCGTCGATGTACCATCTACGAAAGATATCATATGCCTTCTTATCGAAGTCTAAAAGTACTAATACATTCTCGAACTCTTCTCTAATTCTATTCTTAAGAGTTTGAGATACCTTCATGTTCTGAAGGTCTATATCTACAGGATGATCATTGAGATCTCCTGCGATTGCTTCATTAACAACATCGGCAATTGCAGAGTCTGCCTCTGGGTGCAGAGACATCTCTCTATACCTTCCAACTAAGTCTGCCTCGCTTGCCTTGTTAGCAGCGTCACCCATCTCGACGTACTGCCCAAAGTATCCACCTGCTGCAATTGGTGATGCTGCATCGTCAGATTCTTTACGCACGAAAGAAGGGGCATTTTTCTTCCCCTTCTTCCTGTCTAATGAATAACCAAATAATTGAGACATTATTCCCGTTTCAGTCCTATCATAAGTTATTTATGATAGTTTCGAAAGTACTACTTAGCACCAGGAGTATCTTTGTCATCACATGGCTCCCAGTATTGTACTTGGAACTCAACTGTATACTCCTCAGGAGCATCGTTGGAATCCCATGCAAGATCGATTGCGGAGATTGTTGATGGCCAAATTCCATCGAATTTGTAACCAGCAGCAAACTTACCTTGACGATTTTGCTGTAGGACTCTAGCAGTTGACTGATAGGAAGCAATGCTAGTTGCAGAAGATAGATTAGTCTGTAGCTGTTGGATTGCTTCTGACCAAACTTCGAACTTGCGACGTAGACGGAACTGTTCGTCGTTAAGAACAGTAACTTGCCATGGTTCGTATGTTCTGTCTCCAGCGATCTTTAGAACACGACCTCTGAATGGAACTTCGATAACTCCTATGTTAGCAGCAGGTAAATTTGCTGCCTTAACAAGGAATGTAGAAATCTCCTTTGCTTTCTCATTCTCTATAGCAGGTGCACCAGTTCTAGCAGTGTTTGCATCTGATAGATTTAGTGCTCCTCCTGTGCCGCCTTCTAGTAATGAGGGGAACTGAATTTCCACCTCAAAAATATTGGGTCTTGCTAGTTCCTGAATCTGTGCCTTAAAGTCACTGATTGAGGTTCTTATAATTTTTCCATCTACTTGACCCTTAGGGGTCCTCGTAGAAGCGTTAATGTCTGCCATTGTTTACTCCTTAATTAATACGTGAAACGGGAATCATAGAAATAGATTAGCCAACTACTTCGGCGAACGACGCACCAGTTCTAGTGGCTGTGAACTGCAGAGTAATGAAGTTGATAGACCTTGTAGGCTTCACAAATATCTCTGCGAAAAATTCACCACGATCAATTGCATCAGGCGGGTTGTTGCTACTATCACAAACAACAAGATAATCTACAATACCACGACGTGCTTGGACACCACGTAGATATGGATCTACGATATTCTTAAACCCAGTACGAGTAAACTCGTCATTAAGTTCGAAGAGTTGTGACTTAGCAGCAGTCGCAATAGCTTTCTCAATAACTAGGAACAGACGACGAACGTTGATTCTATCGAATGCACTAGCGAGTCCTAGGGATGTCTTGTCTCCGAAGAGTACATTACCTTGCCCAGGGAATGCTACGATTGGATTCACACGAGCAGCATATAGTCTGTCTCTGTGATCCTTAAGCGGTGAGTATGCTAACTTAATAGCATTTCTTACCTGACCTCTTGCGAATCCAGCAGGAGAGAACCAAGGCTCTTGATTCAGAGCACAACTTAGTGTCAATCCAGCAACGTCAGGATTCATTGGGAGGTAGCGATACTTATCGCTGTACTTATCGTACACATACTTGTAGTTGTTATCGAATACACCATAGGATGTACTTGATAGAACTTTAAAGAACTCGATAACACGATCAACAATCTCGTTGGTCGAAGGGACTCCGATAACACGGTCACGAGGAGGTGAAACAAATGCCATGCAATCCTTACGGATAGCAGCGATGTCTAGCATCTTCTGTGCTTTTGCTACACTATCAGTGAAGTTGCTCATCGATGGACCTTGGAGGATGTAATCTACTTCCTCTGTCTCAGGGTCACTGAATAAATCGTATGAGTCAAACAACTTGTCTCTTGCTACGGTGTAACCATCTACACCACCTCTGAGGCTATACTTCAGGGTAGCAGAGTTCTTGGTATAAAGAAGTGGAATTGCCTGTGTGTTAGCACCTGCAGGATCATCCACACTCAAGATTGCATAGTTATTCTTGAGTAAGTCAAACTTTCTGTTAGCAGCAAGTCCACCTATGTCTCCAGTGGCAGAAGTATTAACATCGAAGATCGTTGCCGCTTCGTGTGAACCCCAGAAGAGATAGTTAGAATTGAGCTTGATAACATCCTTATAGTAGATGTTAGAACCTTGAGGAGACTTAGCATCTCTTGCCTTAGAAACGTCAAGGAATTTCTCTAGAACAGATCCAGGAACACCAGTGATACCTCCGTCACCGTCAATGACGAGTACGTGCATGAGGTCTTGGAAACCACCACGCTGCTTGGCATATTCAGAAGTTCCAGGTCTACCAGCAATGCTTCCCCACTTCTGGTTAGGACCGTAGTAACGTGTTACGTACTCTTCCTCAACAGCAATGATTTGTACAGATGCACTGTTGTCATCAGAGATGGACTGGTTAACAACGAAGTCAGTAGAATCTTCGTAGTGTGCAACCTCTAGACGACGCTGGATGTGTGAGACCTCTGCTTGGTCACCAGTTGCGGAACCAGGAGATCCAGCACTATTTGCTAGTTCTGTAATTGTATCACCAACCTCTAAGTAATCAGCAGAGGTGTCATCGATAACGAGTTCGATCTTACGTGTGCTCTTATCATAAGCAACAACACGTCCAGTAACGTTACCAGAGTTTGCAGTGATAAAGTTATCTGCTTCGAACTCACCAATCAAACTAGAACCTGCTGTTAGAGTAACGATTAGTGAATAGTTAAAGACTTGTGAGTATGTGTTAGTAGCACTGACATTAACATCGAGTCCAGGAGTGAATTCCCACTCAGCACCAGATGTAGGACCAGCAAGGTTAAGAACCTGATCAGGACCTGCGTCAGTCATTACAACACGTAAGGAGTTACCGTAGATTCCTGGTGAACGTCCTGCCCACTTCCACTGGTTAGCACCTGTCTCAACAGTTGATTCGTACTGAGTAAGGTTCTTAATCAATGGAGGAGTCAAACCTGAAGAGGTTTGCTCATTAATAGTTGTCTTGTTAGTAGTAACTGTGAGCAACTTAACAGCAGTACCATCAGTATGTGCTGCAGCTGTTGTACCAAGAACACCACGAGTAACTGTGAGGTCGTTGGTAGAGATACTAGTAACTTGTAGAATTTCAGAGTCAACAAAGATGTAACTGTTGTTCTGTACACCAAGTGATGCAGCAGAAGTTACAGTCAGAGTTGTATCTGATTCGTTAAAGGTAGCACCCTCATTGATTGTACTAGCAGAACCTGCTTCTTCGATCAAAGTAATCTGTGATGCAGCACTGTGTGATACAGCAGAGGTTGACAGTTGACCACGAATGACAGTTATGTCTAGACCAGAAATGGCAGTAACCTTTATAATCTCAGCATCGATCTTCAGATAGTCATTAACATCAAAATCAGTGGCAGATGTTACTGTAAGAGTAGTATCTGTTGCACTGAAAGTTGTATCTACAAAGGTTACAGCGTCGATAGCGTTCTTAAGTGAAGTGTTATCTGCACGAACTACCTTAACAGAACCACCATAAAGGAGGAACTGAGCGATACTGAACCAATACTCGTAGTTATAGTCGTTTGGTTTGCCAAAGATGTCAAGAAGTTCTCTCTCACTAGAGACTGTTACAACTTCTTCTACTGGTCCTTTCTCGAAAGCACCTACGATTGCCGCAACGTTGTCTATAGTTGCGTTTATGGTATTCGTGAGGTCCCTTTCTAGGACGACAACACCTGGTGAAACTTGCGTGGATGCCATCTGGTTATACTCCTGAAGTCAATTACTGGGATGCTATGATTATTTATCAATAGCATACTTTCCACTGGGGAAGCCCAGCGTGAACTACCAGTCAGGGTATAGTTCTTCTCTCTTTAATTCTTTATTCCTAGATCTCATTACCCTTTTAACTGTACATACCTTACACTCGTATGCATAAGCAGAAGGAAACGGTCCTCTATCCTTATGTGTCATATAAAAATCTGCCAGTAGATTCTTACTTTGACCACAGGTTCTACATGTCCTATCAACTAGCAGTAAATGTTCTAACTCTAACTGCTCTCCTATATTTTTATATGCTTCCATCATATAATTTCACTCAAATAACATAAACTCAATAGTTTTATTCCATTATCTTCCATTAATTGTTTTGCACCACCTTCTCTATCAAGCACACTAACAACAGTATCTACTACAAAATCATTATCACGTAGTACCTTTACTGCTTTCAGAGCAGATTCTCCAGTTGTAGATACATCTTCTAGTACTGTTACCTTAGTACCTAATGGTGGTAATGGTCCTTCTATCTGGGACTGGGTACCATGTCCCTTTGGTTCCTTACGTATAATTAAACCAGCGAATCCACCCTTCATAGCAACACCACTGACCAGAGGATCAGCACCTAGGGTTAGTCCTGCTACACAATGAGTATCAATTAATTCTAATATCATCTCAGATATTAGACCCAATCCTGTACCTGTCAGGATAATAGGTTTCATATTAACATAGTGTTGGGTAGTTTGACCTGAGGATAAGGTAAACTCTCCATGTTTATATGCATATTTTCTTACGTAGTCTACCAATGTAGTCTTTTTTATACCACGTAAAAAAGGAGACTTACTCTCCTCTAATAATTCTGCTGCCATTCCCCATGAATTAGTCTGATTGTTGCTCATGATAAGTATTCCCACATATAAGAACGGTTTCCATATTCATCCATAACACCACCAGTGTTATCTGTCTGCCACACCTCACCATCTATGACTTCAGTCTCTTCTCCAAGACCATCATCTACAAATCCAAAGGGTGCCATATCTTGTTCGATACCTTCCCTCTGTTCTTTGTACATCCTTGCTCTTACATCAGAGTCGTGGAGCTCTTTAAAATAATCGGAAGTAGCCAACCAGCTGAAAATAACGAGACACATAGCAAGGTCATCATTACAACCTTCCTCTGCCTCCCATGCCTGTCCCTTCTGAATAAATGTCGTAAGTTCCGAGATAATGTCATAGTCCCATAGTAATAATTTATCATCTTCCAACAACTGTTTAAGGTTAGAACAACCTTGTTTCTTAACAGTAGTGGACATCTTTACTCCCAACTGTACTTTAGTACCAGAGAACCCTTGTCCTATAACCTGTCCTGCCCTACCACGCATGGCAGACATAAGAAGGTTATCATACTCAAGATCAAACTGCATTATATCAGCAACTTGTGCACCAATATCGTTGACCTCTATCAATACGTATGCATGATTATATGCTCTAGCAACTTCCTCAATGATATTGGGGAAGAGCAATGGTTTAACTGTATTATTTCTATATTTTCCTACGAGTTTATAGGGTATAGTTGATGTATCTATAACTACAAATGCAGAATAATCCTTAGTTACACCTCTAGCAACGTCTACAGTTATAGTATACTGATGATCCTTTATTGGATCTTCATATATCTGTAATCCTTTATTACTAGTGAGAGGATCTTCATATGTCATTGTCCTCAACTTAGATGCTGAGATCAATGTATCAACAGATCCTAAGAATTCACATTCGAACTCAACTCGGAACTGTTCCTCTGACGTGTTGGCAATGGTCTGTTCTTTCCATTTAGCATCTCTACCAGGAACCTGAGACCAATGAACTTCTGTTGTAGTATATTCGTTCTTACCTCTCTCAGCATCATGCCAGAGTTTGTAGAACATATTCATCCCGTGAGGGGTAGAAATGATAATAACTTTTGTTGATTTACCAGAAGATATAGTAGGATAAACAGAACTGAAGAACTGATCAGCAATATGGTTAGGAATGAACGCAAATTCGTCTAAGAATATAACGTTAAAGGACATACCCCGAACAGCACTAGCAGAAGTAGAAGCAGCAAGGATCTTAGATCCATTTTCCAACTCCAAACTTCCTTTGTTCCAACCCACAATACCTTGTTGCATCCACTTGGGTAAGTTTTCATAGGAAAGTTGTAACCTTCCAAGCATTTCCCTAGCAGTTGCTGCTTTGTTTGCTAATATTGCTACGTTGACATTATCATTAAAGAGTACATACCACAATAAGTATGAGGTAACGATAGTAGACTTACCTGACTGTCGTGGTAACTTTGCTATATTAAATCTATCTTGATGAAACTTCGACACCATGTCTTCTTGGAAGTCATACATGTCAAAGGGTATAAGACCTTTATCCAGTGAGACAATTCTAATATACTTTCTAATAAAATATACAGGATCTTGGCTGCACTTTATAAACTCCTGTACCTGATCAGGTGTGAAGTTAGTCTCCACATTTGCCTTCTTCAGGTTCGGATTACCTAGATAAACGTCTTCCTTAACTGCCATTGGCTTCTTTGATTGCCTCTACGATAGTCCTCTTTAATTGCTTCTGTTGTTTCTTACTGATACCAACAGATGCATCTATCTTTACTTTAACCCAGTAAAGACCTATCAATACTAGAATGAATGGAATAGCATCTGCCCATGAGATTTCATTCCATGCTTCTACAACATTTAATACAGCAAACATTAGTATAATCCTGCCATACTAGATGTTGTTGTGCCATGTCCGACCTCTGGTAGTGGATCACCTTCTTCAGGTTCTTCTACAAGTGTACCTTGAGACCTACGAATCTCACGTAGTTCCTCGAAGTTTTTCTTCTTAGTACCACCATCGTATTCCCATGCATATCCTTCAGCGATCATCTGTTCGTTTAACGAAAGATCAGAGTCGCCAATGTAGAGCCAACCAAGAAGCCTGCCATACTTCCCAACCCCACCCACAAGTTCTGTT